TTAACCAACGCCTAAGAAACTCCTCGTCCATTGGTGGACGGTAGATCTCTGCTCTTACTATTAGATGCTTGTGAACTAATAATTTATTTTCATTCATTACCTGACATTGTATAAAATTTTTCGACTCTGTCAAACCACTTAGCCTCATATTCTGATAATTTTATTTTGTCCATTTTGAACTCTTGGTACTGTCCATCCTTAGTACAGATGGCAATGATGCCTTGCTCTATAGGTCCATAATTCTTTTTGTGAGCCAGAGAGTAAGCTGCAACTTGGTAGAAGTAGTCCTCAATCCAGTCCTCTCTCTTTAATTTATTAGATTGTTTAAAATCTATAATAGTATCCTTATCATCAAACTTACCTACGAGATCCGTGGATCCTGCCCATCTACCTTCATACTGTAGATTTATTTCATTACCATAGACTTCTTTTAATGGTTCTAAGTTATCTATAATCTTGTGTGCCATGAGACGTGATTGTGCCCCGTCTGAGCTCAAATTAAGGTACCCTATACCATTAATGTAGTTCTCCAAGACATAGTGCATCTCCGTGCCTCTAGAGGCCGCTTTGGCGGTTATAGCCTGTGCTTCTTGGTATCCAACTCGCTCTCTCCAAGCATCTAAGGCTGCTTTCTTATCTTTAGAAGCAGTCTTAGCTAATATGGTTGTAACTGATGGAACTTTCTTTTCTCCTACTAAATAGGTCCGTGGGCCGTGGTCATCGTCCCTTGTGTAACGGGCATAAGGATACTTATCTATTCTTTTAAAATCCGTAATTATAAAACTGGAATCTTGTCTAATAAGTTTCATATCTCTTATTAGATTAATTATTTGAAATAATCAATTATTATTTAGTGAATTTAAACGCTATAACTATAAGAGTAAGAATCAAGGCTCCCATACCACAGATCATGGACCAAAGAATCTTGTCTACTTTCTTTTCTATTTTATAGATAGCACAACTCATGTGCTTTAAATGATTGTTTTTAATTACTGATATATCTTTTTTTAAATTATCTACTCTATTATATAAGTCTATCATATGTTCGTCTAATCTAGATTTTACAATTCTTCTCATACTAATGGTCCAAATAAAGTATTATATTTATTCAATTGTTCTTGTGGAATATTTGTTAATGTTCCAGCTGTTGGCGTTGTAGAAGCAGTCATCATATTTCTATCTAAAACAGGAACTTCTGTTCTAGGCTCTTGTTTAGTAGGTTGAGTTTGATTTTTAGGAAATAAACCAAGTGGAACTCTAGGGGCTTTTACTTTATCTACTTCTCCTAAAAGTTCTTGAATAGTACCTGTAACTCCTCCTAAAACATTTTTACTACCTTCGTCTATATATCTTAAATCAGAAGATATTTCTTTTGCAATTAATTTTTTAGCTGCTTTTTGACTATAAACATCTTTAAATCTATCTACTGCTCCTCTTGCAGCAAGCAAACCTTGAATATTACCTAATTTAAATCCTACTATACCTGCTAATCCTCTACCTACTTGTTGAACCATTTTAGATAAAGCGGATGCTGTGTTAGAATAGTTTACAAGATCTTTTGGTACAAATGTTTTTTTAACTTCATTTACAAAAGTATCTATTGTTTTTATTTCGGGTTGTGTAAATAACTCGTCTAATAAATATTTATTTTTTGAACCTACTGTTTCCCATTGTTTTACAAAAGACTGAGGAGAAAACTTTCCATTTTTAATAGAATCAGAAATTAGTTTATCAAAAGATGCTGTTCTTAAAGCTTGAAAATCTGGATTGATAGAAGCTTGTTTAGCAAAATCTCTACCTTCTACACCAAATACATCTTTTAGTCTTTTTACAACAGTTAAGGATTCATTTTTTAAACCTAATTGACCTTGTCCAAATATATAGTTAATTGTTTTTAATGGAGTAACATCAGGTTCATTTAATATTTTATTAATTACTTTTCCAGCGTCATCTTTTATTTTTACTCCGCCTGCAACTTTATCATTAATACCAAATAATTTTTGTCTATTTTTAAATGTCTCTCTTGCATTAAAAATTGCTTTTAATGCGTTAGGGTTATTACCACTTCCAAATAATGCATTATCAATAGTATCATCATAAACTTTATCAAACTCTTTTAATATAGATATCGTATTTCTTTTATCTGTTTTATTTGCAGAAGTTTGAATTAAATTAGATAAAGTTTTTCTTGTTGTTTCAAAGTCATTAAAAAAAGTAGGGTTTATATTTTTTGCAGTACCCTGACCTTCTACAGTTCCACCTTTTTTAACTTTGTCTACAAAATTACTAATCACTTTAAAACTTTCTACAGTAGATGGTGTTAATTTAGGAGAAACTACATTTGTAGCTTCTTGAACTGCTTTTTGAGTAGAAGCATTTAATACTTGTATATTACTTTTAGCTCCCGTATAAACAGCATCTTTATCTACAAGATTATAAGCAGTATCTACTTTATCAGATGCTTTTTTAAAATTACGTTTAAGACTATCAAATAAAACTTGTCCAGCTCCCTCTAAAGTTTCTATTTCAAAATCACCTTTATTAAATTTATCTAATAAACCTTTAGCACTTGTTTCAATATCTATATTTTGTTGTTTTAAAAAATTACGTGCTAAATTTTGATTTTCTGGTCCATAAGAACCTTTAGCTGCTTCAAACAACATTGCGGTAGCTTCTTCATCTCCTGCCGCCTGACCTTTTGATAATCTAAAATTAAATTGTCCAGCTCCTGCTTGTTGAGAAGCAATTTTAGCTTCGGCTCCTCTACCTAATTCTTTTGCAAAGTTTTTTATAAAATCTTGATTAACTACATTTAAATCAATACCTGCTGCTTGTGCTGCTTTTTTTCCTTTTTCTGTAAGAGTAATTTCACCCGTAGCATCATCAACAGTTGAAAATACAGGATTTTTAAAAAGTTTAGGAAGCACTGCTCTAACTAAAGGAGACGCAGCTTCAAAAGCCATTGGAACAACAGCAGACACTACCGCTTTTCCAGTATCAATTTCTTTAGCACCTAAAGGCATTGCTGCTATATCTTGTCCAACAGAAACCCCAGTTCCTGTTGCTCCTTGTGCTAATATATTTTTTAAATAGCCCTGACCAACTTTTTTAGCTACAGTTCCAAATGCACCTATATATTGAAGTACTTGAGAAGTTGTTCCCAAAACATCTTGCATAGATGCTCCTGGTTTATTTAAATAAAAAGATTGACCGTCTGGTAAAACCACAATTGGATTATCAAATTTGTCTGTTAATACAGATGTTCCTGGTATTTGAGCTTGTACTATTTCTAATTGTGCTTTTTGACTAGGTGTTAAAAATAATCCAGTAGCAATTTTTATTTTTTGCATTTCTCCAACGCCTTTATTTAATTCACCTATTTCTGGTAAATCTGGATACTCTGTTCTTTTTGTTCCAGTAAAGAAATCTCCAACTGCATCTATTGTCTGTCTTACTACTCCAGCTTTTTGTTCTTTACCAAAAAGTGGATCCAGTCTTCTAGTTAATTCTGGGTCTGTGACTTCATTACCTATTGTAGTATCTTGAATTTTAGTAGTACCTGTAGTAGTACCTTTAAAAAGGGGATCTAACTTTTCTAATATTTTAGGATCAGTAACTTCATTCATTATTTAACTTCATAAGTTTTATTATTAATTCTTATGTATCGTTTTCCATCTAATTCTCTTACATTACTTCCAAATTGAGGATCTATTACTTTTGAAGCATTGTTTATTTTTGTTTTAAGTTCTTCTGTTAATAATGGATTGTCTTTTTGAAATTTAGTTTCAAATTCAGAAAAAGTCATTCCAGTTTCTTTATCTTTTTTAGATATGCCTTCATTTTTTATAATCCACTGTTCTGTTTCAATTGCAAATTTTTTAGCAAGTTCATTTGCTCTTTCTTTTACATCTAAAATTGTATTTATACCTTCTTTAGAAGTAGTAAGTCCAGGAGTTCTATCTACAACGAATCTTCTTTCTCCGTCTGATATAGATCCTTTAAATTTATTTAAATCATCTAAAACCAATTTTCCAGAATAAGCTTGTAATACTTCCGCTGCTGGAGTGTTTTGTAAATTCAAATTTAAACCAAATTCTTGTCCAACTTTTTCCATACCTGTTCTAAATTCACCAAAACTTCCAGTTTTTAAATCTGCTTGATTAGTTGCTTGTCTCATAATAGATAAAGTATTTTGTTCTTTACCAGCTGCAGTTCCCTGATCTAAAATATCAGTTGCTTTTTTTGCATATAATTTTCCATATTCTTTTTGTTCAGTCGTTTCTTTTTCTCCTGTATTTACAGTAACTCCTGCTTTTCCTTCTTTTTCAACTTTAGCTAATTCTACCGCAGTATTAATTGCTCCTGGTATTCCAGCTCCAATATTAGAAGCTACAGCACCTAATTGTGATTGTCCTGGTCTTCTAGTTCCTGTTAATAATGCAGATGCGATAGGGGCAAGAATTGCAGCTTGTCTTTCACCTGGAGTAAAAGTAGATTCTCCTCCTAAGAAAAAATGTTTAGCTCTTAAAGAAGCAAGTCCACCTTTTTTAAAATGTGCTATATTTTTACTTACTGATTGTAAGTATCTATCTTTAAATAATTTTCTATTTAATATTTTATCCATTATGCAGTAGCCTTAGGTTGTAATGCTTGATACGTAGCATACGCTCCTAAACCACTACCTAAAGATTGTGCTAAAGGACTTGTTGTTGGAGCCGTTGCAGCTGTAATTCCTGAAGTTGATTTAGGACCAGCAGCATATACGTTTGATAAAAACTCTACTCTTTGTAAAGGTTCAGTAGCTTTTTGTAATGCAGATTGTCTTTCAGCATCTAATGCTTGTTGTGTAAGTTGTCTTTGTAATCCACCACCAGCCATTAATTGATTTATATCAGCTTGTGACATAGCTTGTTGTTGAACACCAAGTTGTCCTAATTGTTGTCCAGCTTGTAAACCAATTTGTTGTTGATTTTGTGCGGCACCTAATGCAGTTTGAAAACCTTGTTGTTGAGCTTGTCCAACTGCTCCAAGTCTTGCTCTTTCTTGTTCAGCTCTTTGTACACCTTCTCTTCCACCACCAAATGCACCAGCTTGAATAGCTTGTCCAGATAATTGATTTTGTGCCATTTGAGCTTGTCTATTAATTTCATCTAATACATATGATTGATATGGATTATAAAATTGAGAAATGTTTGGACCTGCTTGTGCTTGTAATACGGAACCAATACCTGCTTGAGTAGTTGGAGCACCAACACCAGTTGTTCCAGCTTGTTGAATGCCTTGTTGTTCTAGTGCACCAAGACCAGCAACTCTAACATCTGGTACGTTTGCATATAATGGTTTTTCTGCAGCACTACGTGCTATATCCATTAATTCAATTTTACGTTCTTCAATACCTGGAGCTTCTCTAACAAATTGAGTAGTTGTATCTGGAGCAGATTGTTGTCCACCTCCACCACCACCACCAAGATATTGTCGTAATCCTGTCTCTTCATTGATAGTTCCAGCACCACCATACATTTTAAGAAGTCTAACTTCAAATTCATTAATATGAGCAAGTTCAGTATCTCCCTCAATACCTTTACCAGAAATTTCTTTGTAAAGTATTTTAAATAAATCTATTTTTTCTTTTAATGTAATATTTTTTAAATCAATCATAATGGTTTCTCTAGTTGTATATGTGTTTTTACAAATCCTTTATGTTTAAGAATTTTTTCCCAACCTGGTCTTGTAAATATTTCCATCTTTTTACACCCTATTGATCTTGCCCAATTAACTACATTATCCATAAAATCTACCCAACTTCTATAGTCTGTTCCTGTTGTTATTTTACAGTCACAAACTTTGTATTTAGGATACTGCCTTATTTCAGTAACACAAACACATTTAATCTTTTTATCTTTACCATCAAACGCTACCCATAATTGCATAGTTCCTTTTTCTAACCACGCTTTTACATCTTCAGCATCTGCAAAAGATCCTGCCCTCTCACAAGCTTTTTGTATTAGATCTTTAACTAAGACCCATACACCAGCAACCTCATTCGGTTTAAATACTATTAAGTCTAACTTACTTTTAGTATTTTTGGTATTAATCGGCAATACCGACACATTATCAATGTGCTGTTGCTTTTCTGCTTGCATCTAATAAATCATAAATTCTTTTAAAACGTTTTTGTTGTTCATAAAAGAATTCTGCTCCTAGTTTTCTCATTTCTTTTGCATTCTTAGGATTAGCTCCTGCTAATATACCTGCCCCTAAGACCCCATCTGTTCTTGTTACAAATTCTCCGTCTGCTAATTGAGCTAACATTGTATCTTCTTCTTTATCTCCATTACCAGCATCATCTTCTACATAACCATTAGTTCTCATATAATTATCTTCATCGTCTTCATCATGAATAGTTTTTGATGGTAAATAAGTAACTCCACCATCTTTAAAATGATTTAAAGTAGCAAGTCCACCTTGTTGCAAAGTAATTGTTTCTCTTTTGTAAGGACCAAATCTATCTCCTGGTTTTGTTACAGAAGCTGCTGCACTTTCTTCTGGAATATAATCTTGTTGTGGCAATTCTCTAACTTCTCCAGTTTTAGGATCTTGTGTATAAAATTTTCTACTTCTATATAGTTCTGGATAACCTACATTGTATGTAAACATACTTCTTTCATATGGTTCTGTTTCAAAAGCACCTGAAGCATAAGCTAATGCTGGTACTCCAAATAATGCTGTCTTACCAATATCTAAAACTTTTTCCCCAGTTTTAGGATCTGTTTTTTCAAATAAATAACTGTAAGCATCTTTTCCTGTTTGTGTTGCTTTGTCCACAAATGAAGTTGGTTTTTGCATTTCTCTATAATCTGGTCTTACTCCATATTGTCCAGCATCATCGTAGCCAGTCATATTAAAAGGTGTAGCTGCTGAAGGTGTAACAGATTGTATTGGTTGGTACACACCAACTTGACTAAGATCATCTATTCCTGGAGGAGTAAATGCTCCAATACCTTTTTGAACATTACCTAATGGAACTTCATTAGTTATAGCATTTGTAACTGCATTTGCAGTTTCTGTGTTTGCAGGATTAAATACATTAATACCGCTAAACATATCTCCAATACCTGGTGTAACTTTTTCTGTTAAGAATGATGGTAAATATTGTTGTCCTATTGCCGAACCTGTAATTCCTGATCCTAGATTATATCCACCGTATGCTCCTAAAGCAGTACCCGCTATTCTTGCTAATGGGCTACCACCTTTAGAACTTTTATATCCTTGATATCCCCCATATATGGCGAGGGCAATTGTTAATGGATCCATATATAATAAATAGTTAACTAATTAACCATTTTAACGAATTTATTAGCTCTTAGCAATATCAGAGCTGTTAGGATCTATATCACTATTGATTGTTTTTCCTTCTATTTCAGTAGAGGTGTCTGTCTTTTTAAATTCATCTAAAAGTCTACCTGTATAACTATATTCTCCATGGTGAGATATATATTCATCTACTAATGCATACATCTTAATACCAGCATGTTTACATAGTTTACAGAAGTAAAAATCTTCTCCTGTATAAGTTTTATCGTCTTTATTCCAATAAGTATCAAAGAAGTTATACATATGATTTCTTTTAACTAATTTACCATCAATCAAAGTATGTTGATTAATAGTGAATTCTGGATATTCTTTTATAAGTTTATGAATTACTTCTTTCTTAATTAACATACATCCAGCAGGACCTCTTTCTACTTCTATAAAGCCGTCAGTAACTTTAACGTTAGTAGGATCTGGAACAGACATTGTATATTGATTGCCTAATAAATGCGGACTTAAAGTATCCCCAGCTAATATTCTTGCTTTAACTTTATCGTGATCTGTTCCCTTAATAGGATATGGAACAAGACAAATCTCTTTATCATGGTTAATCATTCTTTCAATCATTTTATAGTTAAAAGATATATCCGAATCTATAAATAACATATGAGTACAACTTGATTCCATAAATCCAGATACACATAATTGTCTTCCCTGTGTAACCAAACTACTTTTCATAACTTGGAACATTACAGGTATTTTTCTAATAAAACATTCTTTTTGAAATTCTAAACACGCTTTGAAATAATGAATTGATACATCTGAATGAACAGGTGTTGCTACAAAGATACTTACAGGTTGCTTAAATCCCATTTAAAAAATTCTCCCAATAAGTCTTTATTACATTCCAATGATAAAATTGTCTATAGTACTGTTGCTGAAATTTCATTTTATTTTCATCAGGATTACTTAATATAGAAGGTAATTGATCTATAACTGAAGCAAATTGAGTAGCTAATAATTTTTTACTATTCTGGTGTGGAATATATATTGGAAACTCAGCACATGTTTCATATAAAGCACCGAGGTCCGTGGTCACTACAACAAGACCCGCTGCTAATGATTCCATGGCAGCTACACAAAAAGTTTCTTCAAATGTAGATGGATGAACATAAGCATCATAAGTATGTAATACTTTCATTAATTCTTTATGGTGTAGATAACCTTTATAATTTACATTTTTCATTGATTTTGCTTTATCGTACAAAGCTGTAAACTGTTTATCTGTTTGATTCTTAAAAGCATCTCCATATATCTGTGTACTTGAGTAAACATCTAATTCTACTTTATCTGTTTTAATCTGTTCCATAGCATCTAGAAGTACATCTAATCCACGCCAAGGTGTTGAAGTATAAACTAGTTTTATTTTATCTTTAGGTTTAAAATCAGTCTTAATAATTAAATCATTATCAAATCCATTTTTAATAACTGAACATAACTCTGTAGGTAGACTAAAAAAATATCTAAACTTTTCATAAGTCCAGTGAGAGTTAAATACATAATGATCGTACTTACCGTGATTTAATTTGTTTTTAAACCAAGGCATAACATTAGGTTGATCATAACTATTATGCACCCAAAGTACATTAGACTTATCTATTACTAGTTTATCTTTTTCTGGAACAGAAGTTGTTATTTGAACTTTATTAAGAAGATCTTTAGATACGTATTTATGTAAATACTCTACCTGAATTTCGGTGCCGCCGTATGGGTTCATTACTTGGTTTTACCAAATACTGTCAAAGATGCAACTGTTATTTTAAGGTCTTGCTGTAAATCTTCTGCTTTTGTGGGTGTGTTAGGATTTGCTACATCAGCATGGAATTCTTCTAAATTTGAATATGTTTGTCCAGTAGATTTATTCTTAATAATCTCTTCAGCCTTAGCTGGTAATACTGGAACTTCTTCTCCATCTATAATTACTGTTTTCTGTGTCATCAATTAAATCCCATTGGGCATTTTGCTTTAACTTCTTGTTTACTTTCTACAGGTTTACTTCTACCAAGTCTATACCCCATAAAAAATGCAAAGCCTATAAATAATAGTACAAGTAATGTATGCCAAATATAAAACATAAAATTTAATATATACTATTAACGTCTACCTTGTCCACGATATTCTTTTCTAGAATTTCTTTTATTTGGACTTTTTGAATGTCTTCCAGGTCTTTTTTTATTAGTACGTTTAATAAAAGAACCAGACCCATTACTTACTTTTCTAGCCATTAACCGTTTTGATCGTTTCTATTCATTTCTAATATAGATAATACGGCAGATATAGCATTCGTATCATTAGTTTGCAATAGTATGGAATCGCTTTCTTCTAATACAATAGGCCCATTTGCAATATTACAAATAGTAGGACCAGATATACTAGCGTAAGCAATTTGATAAGTTGTACTTACTGATGCATCTATAATTGAAGCTTTTAATATTTTAGATCCAGATTCATTTGTAACTTGAATGTTTTGTATAATTGCTCTTGAATTAGATGGACAAACATACACAGAAATTACTGATACTGTTGTAGGATCGTAAAAAGCGTTTCTATAATAATTAGCCATTATGTTAAATCAAACCATTTTAATAAACCAACTATATCATCATTATTAGCAGCACCTTTTCCTGCTAAAGTTAATGTATCAGAAGTTCCAGAAATGGTTTGCCCTAGTTGATAAGAAAAATTAAAATTACCAGATTCAGAAGCTGTTACAAGAGAAGTACCTTTGCCTGATAAAAAAGAACCAGCTATTCTTGTACCTCCCGTTATTGTTAATGTTCCTGTTATATCATATTCAACATTATCTGAATAATTTGTATATGAAAAAGCACTAGATGGAGTCGCATTTAAATATAATCCAACTTCAAAATCAGAATTAGATATAGCGGATGTTTCATATCCTGCTGGAATTATTACAGCATAAGGTCTTGATGATCTAATTCTTATTGTTGCTAAATTATATAAAGTATTAGATGAACTTAAATTAACACCACCTAAACTAGCAGTACCAATCATTTGTTGTACACCTTCTGGTTGATAACCACCTTCAGAAATACAAGAAGAACATATTTGTTGTAATGTATAAGTTCCAGCCGTCAATGTTCCAGCTCTTTCAATTTCATAACGAATTGGAAGATTGGCTGTTTGCATATAAACAGTTGTTAAACTATTAGCATTATAAAAAGTATGAGCCGTAATTAATTGACCATTAATAACAAATCCAACTCTAACAGATCCAACACCTAACCATTCAATATCTATAAATAATATATTAGATTTAGTTGCATCTAATGTAAATCCACTTGCACCAGTTCCATTTAAGGTATCTCCATTCCAACTAGATTGTGATATTTCAGTATCATCTGCTGCACCTGATGTATAAGTACGTCTTACTATTTTAAGTGTTGTTCCATCTGCTGTAAAAAATATTCCGTTATTAGCATCAAATAAACCTACCTTTTGTTTCAAATTTGCAGTTAAAGTATTCATTACGAATGTGTTAAAAATAAGCAATGACTTACCAGGTTGATAAGACATAACTCTTTTAGTTTGTCTTATTGTCTTAGATCCAGCTGCTTCTGTTACATTTAAATTAACTGTAGATTTATTAGCTGTATAAGTAACACTTCCACCATTTGCAGTAGACTCATCAAATAAATTATTCTTTGACATAATACTTTTACTGTCAAAAATAGTCAAAGGTTCAGAAACCCTTAATCTTCCAAATGCATCAACGTTATTACCACCGATTGTAATTAACTGACCATTACCAATATTTACATTATTACAACTCATTAGCAGCCAAACCTCATACTAAACCAAACGCTTCTTTCTACTTCTTGTTTTAGTTCTTCTTGAAAAGAAAAATTTAATTGATCTTTTAATGTTTCTAATGCTTGATTAATTTGTCTTAAAGAATCAACAGTATAATCCTGTGGTGGTTCTGGTATATATAAATTTATTTTAGCCATTATGTTTGTGGAGCACTTCCGCCTCTGCCGTCTGGTTGTATATCTACTCTAAATACCCCATAACGCCAGTTATCATTTATTGCATCATTTTCAATTTTAATACTAGCAAGTCTTCCTCTTGCACGTGTATCTATCTTATCTGTTGTTGAAGATATTGTAAATGGACCAATAGTCGTTAATCCTTGAGCCGTGGTTGAATCTGCGGGATAAGCTTTAAAGAATAATGTTACTTTGGCATTACCTTCTAAATATTTAAAGTCAGGAATAAATCTTCTAATTTTAATAAAGTATTCACCATCTCCTTCTATATCAAGATCAAAGTCTCCTGATCTTATGTAAGAAGATATAACTATACTTGTCGTATTATTAGTTGCTAAATTTAATACTTCATTAACTCCAACTTCGTGTGCAAAAACATAACTACCACTATTACTTACACCATTAATAGTAGGGGAATTAGGAGTTAAGGTAGATAAATATTGTGTAGCCGTTGGTGTTGAAAGAACATGTGCATCCTCATACGTTGTTCTTGCAAGTGATCCTGTAGACCAAGATTTTTCTTCATAATTATATGTAACAACTCTATCTATTTGAGTAGAAGTATTCTTAGGATAGAACCAATTAATTTCATTAAATAAACTATTATGTCCTGCATATACAATTTCACCATTTACAAAATTAATACCTAAACTATCTCCATTTGTTGTAAATACAAAATCATCTACTGTACAAGGTAATGTTTTAACTGTTCCATCAAACACAAAGAAATTACCAGAATCCCCCATCCAGAAAACAGCACCGTCTACAAAAATCGCTGCATGTTGTCCAATACATCCACAATTAGATCCAACTTGTCTTATACTGAAAGTAAAAGGAGGTCCTACAAATTGCATTGTATAAGCTGCTTCATCTGTTAAAACTAATATGTAATCTTTACCTTTAACAGCAGCTACAATTCTACTGCCATTATCTAATCTAAATGTACCAGCAGTATTAGTAGAAGTTGGTTCATATACTTGTATATCTTCTTGATCAGAAAATCTTATAAACATTGGATCAAGTGTAGAGGACGTTCCAATAACTGTTTCTGTTCCAAAATGAATTAAATGTCTATCTCTATCCGATACTCTCGTTAAAACTGTAGTTGTAGGATTGCCCGCTATAATAGTTGCACGTGTATTAACTCCCGTACCTGCTGCTGGGTCCCATTCAAATGTTGAGCCTTCTTTAATCGTTGCTATTAAGTTTTCTCCAAAATTATCTAATGACCAATTTGCTGCTGCAATATCTGTATTAGATACCGTTCGTGGTGTTCCCCAAGTAGATAGGTTCCATGTTCCAGCTCCCCATCCATATGCTAATGTTGCTGAAAGAGGACCTATAATATAATAAGGTGTTAATCCTAATGTTCCTCCACCAGTTACTCCAGTTCCAGTTTCAACTGTTGCCATAGTAATAGTAAATGTGTTTAAATTAGGTACACCGACAACTTCAAATGTATTTGTTGTAAAACTTGCTGTTGTGTATCCAGTTGTAGTGGGTCCTGGAGTCGTGGCACTTGTAAATTTAATTAAGTCTCCAACTAATAATCCATGCGAATTTTTATTAATTGTAACCGTTGCTGATCCTGTTATAGAAGTATACGTGCAAGAAGCTAAAGCTCTAGTTGCGTCAAGGGGAGTGATATCATAAAACACTTGGTCAAAAAGAACATATAAAACTTTATTTGTTCCAATAGCCACGTAACGTCTGCCTGTTAAATCAAACCAAGAATGTATATCTCTAGCAGCTCCTACTAATATAGATGTATTAATTTGTTGCCAACCACCTATCTTTTCAGGGGATCCATATTGAAAACGTATATTATCTCCATCAATCCAACGACCTTCTGCTTGAGATGCAGTATCATTCTTATCAAAGCCTGGAGGTAATGGTATCTTTTTTAATGGCATATTTACGGTTATTATACCACTAATTGAATATAGCTAAAAGATTATAGATATTTTTAAAGATATAAGAGTTCTTATACCACATATCTATATAATTAACAATAAAGAGTTATTTCTTTATAAGATAATTAGGAAAAGCTTGTATATTAAAATGAATGAATCTAAAAGGTTCAATTCCATGATCTACTACAAATTCATGTTGTAGATATGAATTAAAAAAAATAAAAGTTCCTGGTTCTGGTTTAAAATTAATTGAAGAAGAAGCTAGTGTAATCTGGGATTGATCTTTTTCAGGAAGTAAATTCATCATTCGTCCAGTTCTTGGATCATGAAAAACAGGATATGATGTTTTTTCTGAACATTTTAAAAAATAAAAACCTGATATATGCCCATTCCAATGAATATGTGGAGAATGGTTTCCACCGCCTAAACTTGGAAATTCTTGAACCCATAATTCAGTTGTAGCTAATGAATAGTTTGTAAGATCAAACCCTTGATTATTTAATATATCAAAAGCATTACTATTTATATAGTTCAAAAATTCTTTAAAATCAATGTCTTGAATTAAAGATTGAGAATGATGAACTATTACAAAATCTTTATTATTAATTAATTTATTTTCTTCTTTTGCTTTTTGTATGTAAGGATTAGATATTTTATTTATTTTTTCTACCCAATCTTTTTTTTCACTAAAATAAATAGGTGTATTAAAAATATGATTTTCAATTAAACTCATTTACCTTCAATTTTAGTATTGTCGTATGTAATTTTTTCTTGTGTTTCTTGTTTAAATTTTAAATTCCATTCAGAAACCATTTTAACTAAATTATTTCCAAAATGTCTTAAAGCCTCATCAGATAAATGTATTTTTCCTTTTTTTAAAATAATCCATCTTTCTTTTACAGAAAATTCTATATCACAAGATCCATTTTGGTATTGTTTAAATTTCATTTTTTATTTACCCACATTATGTTATCATTTTTTTCCCAATTTTTAAATTGTTCCATATTAAACGCTACTGTAATTCTTTCTATATCATTTTCAATTTTTTTTACACTATGATTTAAAATAGGGTGAAATAATATAAATTTTCCTATTTCTTCTTTAATTAATAAATCATATTCTTTAAAATATGTACCAGGCCCGCCATCAGTTAAATATAGTATACCACAAAACCCAGAAACACCAGCATGAGAATGTTCAGTAACTTCTTCTCCTATTTTACAAAGATTTCCCCAAGCTTCAGAAATTATAAAATTGTCTTGATATACAGTTTTTATTTGTGGCTGTATTTCTTTTAAAAAATTTATAAAGTCGTTATTTTTTACTAAACTAAAAAAACCTGTAAAATGTCCTTTAACATTTGTTTTATAACTTAGTTCTTCATCTTTATTATTTTTTACAAAATTTATTAAATTATTTATAATATCTTTATTATCTATTTTACCAGTTAGTATAAAAGTTTCTTTAATAACTTCTTTTACCTTTAATTCAAAATTCATTTTTGCGTTCCCCATAATATTCTTTTATCTTTAGCCCAATCCTTATTTTCACCATTTTTATCTACATAATGTAAAAACGTTTGTGCATGCCAATCTCCTTTAAACTCTTCTCTCCAATGTTCTATTTCACATCCAAGATATATGGCAGCATCTCCTGGTTCCATGTTTATTTCTGTTCCATCCATATAAATTGGCCATTTAGTTCCATCTGATCCAATCATTACAGTAACACTTATTTCACAAGCAGGTCTATCTTTGTGTTTTTTTAAATCTGCATTTATTGTGTACATTCTCCAAAAAGCATAAGTACATAATAATTCAAGACCTGTTTCTTTTTGCATTATTTCTAATTTATTTATCATTAAAGATTCCATTAAAGGATCTCCATAGAAAAAAGTATCCCCATTATTATTTTGTTGAAAATCAAAAGAATCAAAATTAATTCTATGCTTTATTCTACAATAATCTGTTAATAATTTAATTTCTTCTTTAGTTAAAAATTTTTTAACTAGTTTATATTTAAAATCTTTTATTGTTTTCATATTTAAAAAAAATTAAAATTTATTACTATTCTTCTATCTACGTCTGTCTGACTCATTGCAGCATGTTTAATTTGAGAATTAAATATCAACATTTTATTCTCTTCACTGTAAATTTTAATTTTTTTATTTTCATCTAATATAGTATATCCATTACATGTATTCATATATAATATTGCTGTTTTACATTCAAAAGGTCTATCTACATGAAAACCAGATTGATATTGATTTTTCCCTTTTAATTGTAAATTAGCTCTTACTTCACAAACAGCATTTACTTTTAATTTAATTAATATTGGTTCAATATATCCTAAATAATAAGGAGACCTTGGAACAAAATTATTATAAAAACAATGGTTAAAAAAATAATGATCTTCTCTCGTCATGTGTGGTAAAAAAAACCATTCAATGTTATTTGAAAATAAAATATTTTTAAAATTATCTAAAATATCTTTTTCTAAAAAATTATTTATTATTTTATAATCTAAAGTGCCCATGCTACAACTGAATACCTTTTTCCTTTCGTCACTGGTTTAACTGTATGAGGATATAAAAAATTACTTGGCCAAATAATCATTCTATTTGGTTTAACTTCTACTTCCCATTCTCCAGAGCCATCTGGATTTCTAAAACATAAATTTCCACCCTCGTAATCATTATTTAAAAGTAATATACAACTCATCGTTCTTGGAATTGTTGCAAAATGATCTACATGCCAAGTATAAAAACCAGTGTTTTCATATTTTAAAATTTCTATGTCAAAAATATTTTGATAATCATAGTCTAAAATATTTGCATCTAATTTGTATTGTTTTAAATTTTTATTAAAATAAGAATGTAGTAAATTAAACCAATGAACATTAGATAATGAATTATTTAAATTTGATAACGGCAATGTATATGTTTTTCTAATATTAAAATCAATTCTGCTTTCTATACTACCCCCTACTTTCGTTTCTTCAAATTTTGAAACATTTGCAAAACGTATTAAATTAGACAACACATTCCAAGGCAGAAGCTCATCGTATATTTTTATAAAATTTTTTATTTCCATGATTTTTTATTCCAGTATTTATCTTTATAAATATTTAATAATTTTAATCCATAAAAAAGTCTAGAGTTTTGTATTTCTTTTTGTTCTCTTTGTTTTAATTTCATTTTCCAACTTTCTCTTTTAAAAGGAATTATTTGAACATAAGGGGTTCCTTTTTGAATTGTTGTTTCTAAAACAGGATACTTATCTCCGTTAATAATAATTGGAAAATTTATTTCATTTGGAAAAGTATCTGTATCAACTATTCCTGGTATTATTGAAAATCGATCATCTGAATTATTTAACGGAGGTACAAATAAACAAGAATATCCTTTTGGTGTTTTTATTTTCCAAGGATTTAGTATTTTATAAAAAGGTAAATTTTTATTTTTTTTAATTAAAGGAAATCCAGTAAGCTGTTTTGTTGGATGAACATCTATCCCAGAATTCAAATTAAGATTTTTTGCAGTTATAAAATTTAATTGATCATGAAGTCCAAAAGTTTGAAAAGAATCTTTAATTTCTTTTCCTTCATTGTCTTTACTATCTACATTATGTCTAACATGAAAATCTTGTGGCATTTTTAAAATGTAACCAGATGTTAAAGAATCTAAAAACGGCATACAGCCTTTTACAGTTTTATTTAATATAGTATGTTCTAATTTTTTATACCATTCGGGTATATTTAATTTTGCAGGGATAGGATAATCTTCTTTTAATACAAAATAATCTTCATGAGCACTAAACTCTATTTCTTTATCGAACATGCTATTTTTGTAGCATTTTTTATGGTATTTGTAAAATATTATAAGAAGGTTGCCCTAAATCATTAAAGTACTGCTCTAATGATTTATTTAAAGGATATTCAATATTATTTAAATTTAATGATCCTAATTGATTTTTATAATTATTCCATTGGTTAAATAATGAATGATTTTGATTACTGTCTAAAAACATCTGAATAGCATATTTTGTTAAAACAATGTAATTACTTAACTCTTCTTTATTCAAAAATTTTATAGAGGAATCTTCATAAAATATTTGATTGCTGTTATATTTATCTATAGATTTTGTTTTATATTTTACTGCATTAAAGTTTTCTTGCGAATCTTCAATTATTTTATAATCAGATTGAATAATATTTAAATTATTTAAATCATTTTGATTTTCTGCAATTCTATAAATAGAACCAGACACATTATCAAAGTTTTTTAAAAAAATAAAAAAAGACATATTATGTTCCACTGTTTTCAAAAACTACCAAAAGCCCAGCTCCACCAGGTTGGCCAGCACCCTGCGATCCTCTACCAGTAGCAACGCTGGAGCCCTGTGAAAAGAGTGAGCCAGATCCTCCTGGTCTAAATGCATCGACTATTGTTAAATCTGAACCTGGTTGATTGCCATTTGCTCCAGTTGAATTAGCACCACTACCCCCTCCATTAACAGTACCTACATTAGCGATTGTGGTATTTCCTCCTGCTCCACCTGGTGAATTTCCACCAGCACCAACAGAATAAGGTTGTGAAAAAGGTTGTGTTATAGGTTTATTATAAAATCCGGCTCCACCCTTACCACCGCTATTATTAGCACACATAGGACTGGCACCAGCTCCTCCACCTGCATACATGTATACACCAATTCTGTTTGCAGTTGGTCCCGCAGTATAAGTTCCTGAACCAGGTCCTTGTACCATCAAAGTAGGTATCCCCATTCCAGCACCTGCTGATCCAGAAGATGCGGCAGTAATTCTACCTTGAGCATCGACTGTAATTGATGCTGCTGTGTAAGATGCTGCAGTAACTGAAGTGTTTTGTAATTGAGTAGGTCCTACAGCTGCTGCTGCTATTTTAAATGATGTAACTGATGCTGTGTCTAATGCTCCTGATGTAACTGCGAAAGAAGCAATTTTAACTGATGTAACTGCCGATGTATCTAATCCTGTAGATGTAACTGCGAAAGATGCAATTTTAACTGATGTAACTGATGATGTATCTAATTCATTAGGACCAATAACAAAATCTGCTAATGCTGTACTAGTGCTAATCTGTCCACCTAATGTGCTAAGGTCAATTGTATTTGCATTTGTTCCATTTAAATACACACCTTTAATATTTTTTTCAGTTGCTCCCCAAATAACAGAAGATCCACCAACTTGATTTAATGCTAATGTAAATGCACCTGTTGTGCTATTTTTAATTGTATATGTTTTTTCAATTCCACTTGCTACAAAAACAGTAGCATTGGCTGCAAGGGTTCCTGTAAATTCTATAACAGCATTTCTAGCATCTGATATTGTAGCATCAGTCATTACTAAAGTTGTATTAATGGAAGTAAGTGCTATAGACTGATAACCAGCTATTGCTTGTTGTAATAAGTTTAAATTTGTATTTGTTTTATCGCCCCAGGTTCCAGAGTTTTCCCCTGTTACCATCAGCTCAAGTTTAAGATCTGTAGAAAAACTAGATGCCATAAATTCTTTTAAAAGTTGTAATAATACCCAATTTTAGTTTGATTAGGCCGCTATGTCAACAACAGCCCAATTGTTAGTTATACCTATATCTACTACTGCCCAAGCACTTATAAACACAGTTCCTGTAGAAGTGGTCATATTTAGACCTGTAATATCTGGTGCTACATCTACAATTATAGACACTGAATTTATAGTAGTTGTTGCAGATACGGATGTTGCATCTACAAGTGTATTTGCGTCTAATTCAGCCGATCCTAGATCTATAGAAATTGCATTTCCAGTTAAAAATATATCAGCTGTAATCTGTTCTTCTGCATCTCCTATAGATATAATTAATGAACTTCCATTTACATCTATATTAGCATCCGCTGTAATAGAAACCGTTGCTACTGTAGTTACTATAGATTGCCCTGTAATAGCTGCATCAAAATCTATTTGAGCAGTTACTGTTCCAGTAGTTGTAGCAGAATCTATTCCAGTTAAATCAAGGCTAGCATCTCCTGTAATTGATAAAGTTCCTGTAGTTGTATTTAATTGATTACCAGTTATGTCTACTTCTACTGAAGGAACAAGAACAGTATCTTGTCCAATAGAAATATCCATTCCACCAATATTACCCCAAGAACCATAACCCCACGCTTCAGTACCCCAAGGTAAATCACCAGGAGAAGTAACTTCTACTTCTATATTATTTTGTCCTTCGGCTGTACCTGTTGTTGTGTTTAATAAATTTGTAGATAGATCTACACTTCCTGTAATTGTAAAAGATACACTATCTGTTGTTGTGTTTAATAAATTTGTAGATAAGTCTACTGATGAATCTATTGTAATATCAGCACTGGATTGCTCAGTGCTTAATCCTGAAATTTGTCCCCATGCTGCTGAACTCCAAGTAGAGTTTCCCCATGTGGTAAGAGTACCAGGCGACGTTACTTCTATTGTAATATCTGCCACCTGGCCCTCCTAAAATTATGCGATTCTTAATATAGCTGCTGCTGATGTAAATGCTGGAAATACTATTGTAAATGTTCCTGATGTAGCTGTTTTATCTCCACCAAAACTTAAAACGCAAACTGCTTTATTAGAAGCGGATGTATTATAAATTAAAGCTCCAGCCGCTGTTAATGTAACACCAGTAAAAGATAAATCTGCAAAATCTACTATAGCTGTAGCGTTATCAAGTGATACTTGTTGGCTTTGTAAAATTCCACCAGTTGCCGTGTATTGTCCTGAGTTAGCAACTTCTCCTGAAGCTGTATACGCTGTAGTAGCTGCGGATAAGTTAGCTGCTGATGTATATAATGCTAATTTAAAAACTTGTCCTGAACCTGAATCGAAATCGTGTACTGCACCTAAAAGTTCTGACTTAAATGTGTTACACACTGCTTGTGTTATGCCCATATGTTGTACTCCTTATAGTTATTATGGTGATGGTGAATTAATTTTAATTCGTAACACACCATCTTGAAACTCGTCTCTGCGTCTTCTACCTGTTTGTTCTAACGCAAATCCTTGTAATGCTGTATTATACTTGTCTTGGTATAGTTTGTACATATCCATCGGTCCTTTTAAGTATGCAAAAGCTTCTGTTAAACAGGCATATAATAATAGTTCTGGTGCATTTTGGCTAATGTAAGTATTTGTATTGGTTGAGCTTAAATTATCAGGTGTATATACATAATCTAAGGTAACTGCATAATTACTGTTTGGTATAGGGGCTACTTGAATAGCATTTTCTTTATACATTGAATAATACTTAGGAAAACCGCTTGTTCCAGAACTATTATATTCAGTAATAAATGTATCATCTCTAGGTTCTAATGATATTTGAGCCGATGAAGTATTTGTTACAACTACAGATCTTACTATAAAAGCTCTTCTAACAGTAGTTGATCCTTCATCTGTATTATCATCTGGTAATAATAAATATTTATTTCCAGAATTAAAACTAGATGTAGCATATTCTCTTGAATAGTCAGAATCCGCTTCTCTAAATATTCTATATTCAGAATTTTTAATAAATGTGTCACAAACTCCATCAGTTAAAACTGATGAATCTACTTCTGTATAATTTCTTATATTTGATAATAATTCTGCGTATGTCATGTTATTACTATTGTTACATCTCCAACACTAGAATATGCTTGTCTAGCTGAATTGATTACATCACCACTTATTCCAGGTTGCATTCCTATAGATGTAAATTGTCCAGGCCAAAAATATAAATCTAATTGTACCAAACATCCTCCACCAGGAACAGTATCTGATCTAGCATTTTTAAGTCCTTGTGGATCTGCTTTATGATGTCTTGGATCTAATTGAGGTTGTTTTGGTTCGTATTCACTAAAATGTACAAAAGAACCATTCCATTCTCTTTTCATTTCCACGTATGGAAATTGCATTCCTGATCTGTCCGAAATTGATAATGATCTTTTACCTCTTGCAAATGCCATTAAATTCCATCTCCAAAGTAAGAATAAGGTGAAATATAAGAACTTGTTCTTTGAGAATCTTCCTCTAAAGCTCTTTGTAGTTCATCCTCATATATTAATTTTAATCCTTGCACTCTATCTGGTGCAACTTTTTGTCCTAGATAATATGCAAGACCTGAAATCATACATGGTAAAAATCTATAAGGAACATTGGCTTGATCATTATAAGCACCTGCATCTTGAATTCTACTAATGTAATAATACTTTAAATAAATATATTGAGCACAATCTGGTGTTAAATATAAACTAATTTTTGGATTAGTTTGACGATCCACATAGTATTGTGAAGGCTGTCCTTGTTGTCCTTTATTAGGAAGAGCTGCATAAGCAGATCTATCAATTTTATCTAATGAAATATCGTTTGTTGTTTGAGTTATTGTTTGAGCAGTAGATACATAAGCCTCTAATACATCGCTACAATCTTGTGGTGTATTATAAGTTGCTGTACCAGCAGTAAGTAATTGTTCTTTAAGAACAACTTTCCAAAGATGAACACCTCTATTTCCCCATTCTGAAAATAAAATGTTTAAACTTCGTCTTGCTGATTTTATATTGTATCCGCTGTTAGTTCTTACACCACAACGTTCATAGGCTTCTTCAATAATGTCATCTATGTCTAAATCGAATGATGTAGTTCCTGAAGTAGCCATTAGACATTATTTTTTCTTAACGTTTTTAGAAACTTTCTTAGCACTAAATCCTTTTAACATACTAGCAACGTTTGCTGGTGTGTTTTTTGGAATTATCCCTGCTTTTAAATATGTTTTCATTCCCATTTTAATATTCTCCAAAGTATTGTTTGTTAACTTGTATTGCCTTTTGTCCTTTAACTATCATTTTACCTTTTTGTGCTTTGATAGGTTCTTTAGACATAGCATTTTGAATAGCCATTCCTCTTCTTTTTTCGTAAGAAGATAAGCTTCCATCATTATCTAAATCTGCTTTTGGTGATAATTTTGCCATTACACCTTCTTTAGCTTTTATAGGTCTCATTTTACCACTTTTAGTTTCTTCATATCCTCTTTTTTCAAGCATAGTTTCTCTAGCTTCCATAGCTTTTGATTCCATACCTTCATGTTTCATAGACATGTCTTTATATTTTTTAGATTTTTTCATAATATACTAAATATACCTCATTTTTGTCATGTTATATATACCACCTGTTTGCATTTTTTTAGGTTTATTTACTATTGTTTTAACATTTGTTGGTTTTGGACCAACATTACCTACAGATCTTTTTCTAATTACCGCTGATCTCTTTTGACTTTCACTCATTCTTGCCGCTTTTGCTGCAGGAACACATTTTGGGTAACCTCTTTTTGAACCATTCGCTGATTTTCTTCCACATTCTTTGTAACCTCCTCCTTTTTTAGGGGCAGAAATATCTACCCAATTTTCATTAAACCATTTTGCAAGACCACCTTGTTTTAAACCAAGATCAAGATCAAAATAATATTGTCCAGTCTTTTCAAAATTGTTTTCTTGCTTTAATTTTGCTTTTTCAGCTGTAATTAATCTTGCTGCTTCTTTAGATCCTACTCTTTTAGCAATTTCTATTGTAGATTCTTCTTTGTTTTTATTTTCTGACATTATTTTAATAAATCTCCATAATAATCTTTTAAAGATTCATTAGAATAATTTTTATCATTCATTTCTACTTCTATAAATTTACCCATATAAGCACCTTTAGGTTTCCAATCTTTTCTTTTCATACCTGAAGGATCTTTTATTTTACCAGCACATATTTTTGAAGCGTAAGCATTCGCATATGCACTAGGATACACTGCAAATTTTCTTTTGGCTGCTGATTTTCCTCTAGAACATAATTTTGTCATTTTATTTTTTTCTTTCTTTTCTTATATGTAAGCATAGCTCTAGATGGTTTTGCTCCACGAAGTTTTCCTTCTATTTGTTGAGGTATTTGTGATCTTCCTATTGGCATAATTAAACCATTGGTGAATATACAATTTTACCACTTACCTTCTGTGCCTTCAAGTACTGCTTTCTATTGCTTTCTTTTGAATAACTACAGTGAACCCATCCACTATTAGGCTCATTTTCGTTCCAGAACTCAAGTATACATTGGTCATATTCAAAGTTCTGTACAATAAAATCTGCAACGTCTTTATTTGCTACTCCGAATATTTCAAAGTCTGCAGCTTGACCTTTGGTATGCTGACTTTTAGCTGAAGACCCTACAGCTTCACAAAGTGCAACTGACCTATAGCCAGAAGATATAGATACAGGCATGCCATAATAATCTCTTAAAGGTTGTAATATTTTTTCACAAAGTATTTTTAAATTTTCTATATGTTCTTCGTTTGGAATGTTTTCTATTCCAAGTCTCGTTGCCTCTTGAGACTTTGTTAGTTCATTTAATGTAAAGCTTTTACTTAGTTCCATTTCTTAATTTATTTATAATCTCAATAACTTGTTTTTCATATTCTTTATTTGTAGAAAAGTTATCTAAAGTTTTAGCCATTGCAATAGGATTTCTATTTAATGTTAATTCTCTAACTCTTCTAAATTCTGCATACACTTTTTTTGTATTTAGAATTTCTATGTAATATTTAACAGAATCACACTTACTTTTAAATACTCTAACACGCCAATCTATATGATCTGGTTGTTTATAAGGCAACATACCTTCTTTAGACCATACTCTTATACCAAATAGATTATTTCCTTCAGTAGCAAAACGTGACGTTCCATAGTTACTTTCAACTATAGCCTGTGCAACTATAAGTTCTGTATTTATGTGTTTATTTGTAGGGATGTCAAAATTGAGGTAAGCGATACACTTTTTAAGGGAGGTAATGAATTCTTGGTTGTTATGATATTCAAACCTCGGGGGACCAAATCCTAGGCTCTTGGCCCAGGCGATTGTGGCGTTCTCAGTCTTCTTCTTGGCGACGGGGTTCGGGAAGAATGTACCTAATACAAATGCTACTAGAGCTACTATCAAATATTTTATTATTATACTCTTTATTGTCATAACATTTACATTGATTTGAGAGGCAGCATCCAACTGCTAGGTTGTTAATACAATTAATCTTGCTTAACTTCTTTGATTCTTTTAACGCCATGTTTATCTACTTCTACAACGGCTTTTACTTCTTTACAGCTCCATGAAGTAACATTTGGGTTACCATCACGTTCTACTTTTCTTTTTTGTTCCAAACAATCTGCAATATTAGCTTTAGGAGAATATCCTTCTAGCTTACCATTCATATACATTAATAATGCAAATACTGCTTCAATCATTATTTACCTCTTACGGTATCTAATTCTTTTTCTAGTTTATCTACTTTCTTTTCTAATTGAGATATTAATACTTTTGTATGAACGTTTTCTTCTAATTGTTTTGTATGTTTCTCTATTGTTTTAGCTTGATACTCAATCAACATAAATAATTCTTGGTTCTTAGGAGTTTGATCTGCTTTCTTAAGAAGATCTTGAGCCATTAATTTTTCATTAGTCTCTAATCTATTTAATCTTTCAACAATACCAAAATAAGTCCACACCGCTACAACAATAGCAGATACAATAGCAACTATATTTTTAATAGGTAGTGCTATATTTGTTTGATCACTTAATTTAAATTCGCTACTCATTTATTTTTTATCCTTATCAATTATATCATAAAAAAAATTGTCTGTGTCATCAGTTACAAACCCTTTATTTTCAACATTCCATTCTGTAGTTGTAACTTTATAATCTGGCCAATGTTTAGAAGTAGTAAAACTACTAATGTTCCACAAAATACGATTGTTAGGCTGAGCTGCATAATTACCGTTATCAAGAGCCAAAATATGTGCACACTTATGTTGATCAGGAATTTCGGAATGTTCAGTATCCAAGATATTAGGTTCTGGATGTGCCCAATCAATTGTAAATA